TGCTGTGGTGGTCTCTGCGTTGTGAACGTCGACGTCCGGAGCCAGAATCCTGATGCAGTAGGAATACTCCTGCGTATAGCACGGATACGTCAGATCCTTTCCGGCCGTGGTGATGATCATGACCAGCGGTTCCTTTGTATTTCCGCCAAGTCCCAGGTCATAGAACTCTGTAGTCGGATGCTGGTGGTACTCATCGATCACCAGCAGTGCCGGGTTTGATCCGTCTCCGCTCTTTCCGTCATCCTTGGACAATGGGCGCATCGTCGATCCGGATCGCGTATGTACGATCTGCTGTTTGTTTACCGCGAACTTCGTGAGTAAAGGCGAGCCCTTCAGCATCAGGCCCGCCTCTGTGAATACGACTTTCGACTGATCTCGTTTAACTCCGGCCGTGTAGACTTCAGCCACTTCTTGATTCTTTGTGGCCGTTACGCTCATCTCGTAGAGCGCAACCCCGGCTTCTTCCTGAGATTTTGCGTTTTTTCTTCCAACCTCGATGAATGACTTTGTGAAGCGCCTGCGCCTGTTTTCCTTCCGCCAGCCATACAGCTGGCACAGATGGAATTGCTGCCACGGTATAAGTTCGATTGGCTGGCCAGCGAGCTCGCCCTTTGAATGACGCAGCATGCGGAACCAGTCGATGATCTTCTGGGCCTCCTTCTCGTCCCAGTGGTACGGGAAGGATCCATTCTGTGCAGCTTCCCAGTCACGCAGGAACCGCAGGCACGCCCATTTGTGCTTACGCCCGGAGACGATCTTTCCGGCGATGCAGTCACGCGCGTATTTCAGCAGGGTCTCAGATGGCACCAAATTCGGACTCAATCTTCTCCTCCTGCTGCTTGGTCCTGGTCGCAGCCCACTTCAGCCTGCTGCCGATCGTCAGTCCGCACAGTTCCTCAAATCGCCTCATCTCAGCTGCATACCGCGTTTGCACCTCGATCAGCGGGTTCGGTCGTGTCTGGATGAGGTTCCCCTTCTCGTTCTTGGTCGATATCTTCAGCGGTTCCGTCTTCAGCTGTTCTGTCGCCTCTGTGTACTTCGCAAAGGCATTGCAATATCCGATCACGTTCTGCAGATCGAGGTTTCCGATCAGGTCCATCTTCCGGAGCTCCGGAACGATCCTCTTCCACTCGCGTACCGCTTCTTTGCTTACCAGCTGCTTCCGCGGGATCTTGTCGAAGGCTCCTGCCTGCTGCCGGATCATGTCCTCCTGAGCCTGCCTCTCCTGCTGCGTCTTCCGAGTGAGGTTCCCCGTCTGCATGTTCAGGATTTTTCTCGATTTTCCTGCCATTTTTTCCTCACCACCTTAATTTTTATGAAGAAATATTCAGTCTCTTCCTCTATTTCTACGCATTTTTCTGTTTTTCATTTAGAATTTTGCGGAAGGAAGCCTCCATCCGCGGTCAAACCCCTTCCTACAATACTTTTTCGACCGCCCCCGGGGTGCCCTTCCCACTGGATCCATGCCATCCCGTCACAGATGGTCAGATGTCTGCATCTGCGATCTGTATTTCGCCAGCATTTCTGAGAGGGTATATACCATTATCTTCTCGCCGACTCGATCGTACTCGCGCTCGATGGCGGAGTGCGTATCATGATGCAGGCTCATAAGGTTGCTGACATCGAGCCTGCGGTTCCAGTCCGACTTCAATGGCACGATGTGGTGCACAGTGTCGGCGATCATGATCCGTCCTGTCGTCATGTACTGGTACACATCTATGTTCTGATCCATGATCAGCACGCGCTGCCTGGTCAGCTGCCAGATCGGAGAGCGATAGAAGTCCGTGGACTTCTTATCGCGCTGGTACTTGTCATAGTGCTTGTCGCTCTGTGCCTTGCGGATCTTCTGGCACGGACATATCTGTCCTTCCGGGATTCTCATGCCGCATCGGCTGCACATCTTGTAGATCATCTGCCCTCCCCAAAATAAAAGCAGCATAGGTGTCAAGCCTATGCTGCTCCGTTGCAGAGGACTAGCCCAAGCAACTGTTTAGCCACTTATGAAGATAGGACGCAGGATGCCAGATCCTTTGGCTTCGACCAGCCTATCGCTGACCGGATCGCGTCGCGAAAAGGAGGTGGCGGCGTGTCATCACGGGTTATCGTGAGTAGAAAAAGGTTGTGCGCCAGTCGGCAAGCAGACAGGTATGGAAGACTCACGGCCCGCAGGTTCTGTACATTGCGCCCTGCTTTGTTCAAACTTCGCATCTTAGTTATATCACGGCTGTCATGTAAGATTCTGTAAGGACTTCCAGATCTGGCGCGCCTCTTTGATTGCCTCGCCGTGCAGTTCGCCTCGAACATATTCAGGAGTGTACCCCATGACATTTGCTACGTACTCCCATGATGTTGCCTTACGGTCTAGGCCAAGATACCGGAGCATGATCAGCTGACGGTGCTTAGACTCCTGCATCTGGTTGACTACTCTCATCGCCAGATTGATGTCATGCGACAACGAGTCTATCAAGGCGTCTATCCGCTGCTGTGCTTCCTCGAGGTCTCCTGCTGCCACCGGCATGCGGTCAGTTGGTGATGTCTGCACCTTGTCCAGGTCATAGCGTATGCCGGACGGCATCAGCGAATAATAGATCTCGTTCCGCTTTTCCTTCAGAAGCTGCAGCTCGAATCTTTTATCTCGAATCCCCTTCAAGAATACCTTTACATCCATTGGTCGCTACTCCTTGAGCATTCCTGTGTCGTTGCTAAGATGTTCGATCAGGCCCGCCCGGAATCCAGTCAGGTCTTCAATATTGAAGCAGATGTCCGCCCATGTGACGATCCCATCTGCCAGGCCATCGGCAGCGGACTCAAAAGCTTCTTTGAACCGTTCGATCCTTACCTTTCCAAACCCGAATTCGGAATAGAGTACGCCGACCGCCATCGCCAGGATTGTTTCGTATGTCAGTTTTTTTATCTGATCAATGCCCGTGTCAAGTTCCTTTGCCAGCATTGGACCGTTGATCTTAGTTATGTTCCGAAAGCGAAGCTCCTTCTCCAAAGCCTCGAGGCCGTCCTGTTTGGCAAGCTGATAGGCCCGGAACATCCCCTGGCGGAAGAATTCCATGTTCTTGTTATCCTTCGCCATTAGCCCGCTCCTCCCATCTCTTTGCCTTCTGTGTGATGATCTCTCCTACATCCGACAGCGGTGCGATATCGCTCAGCGCTGTCATGCAGACGGATACGTCAGCTATCTCCTCGATCAGGTGCTCCTTGGCTTCTATCTTCGTCACAGGTGTGTACCCTGTTTCTTTCATCGTTCTGATGAGTTTTGCGGATGTCTGGATCAGCTCTCCGCACTCCTCATTCAGCTGGTTCAGTCTATCGATAAGCGGTATCTCTCTGATATTCATTCGGCCTTCTCCCATTTGTCTCCCGTGCATTCATCGCACGGTTCGTCGTACCATGTCATGTGCTTATGCTTGCATGTGTCGCAGCCGTATTTGGTTACACCCGCTGTGCCGTTCCCGGAAGGCTTTTTGAGTCCGTTCATCCACTTTATGAACTGCCTGTCGCAGAAGATACCGAAGGCCCAGGCTGTAATCATTGCGATCGATATAGCGATAAGTGATATTGTCATGATCCGTCGTCCTCCTTCGTCCAGAACGGGCAGTTGTATCGTACCATTTGCCCCACTTTAGGCTTCACCTTACATATCTCTGCAATTCCGCAATTGTTACAGCATCCGCACTTTTGGATGTTCCGCAGAGCCATAAGGCTGTCGAGAATGTATGCAGTGTTTGCTATAACCTCATCAAGTGTCATTCTTCTATATCCCTCCAGAGAATCCACTGTCCGCAGTTCTCGCAGACCTTCTGCCCCATCTTGATTTCACCCCTGCACGAACTGCAGCATGCTTTCACCTGTATAGGCGGTTTGGGAATCAGCAGTCTTACCGCTGCAGCCGCATCACAAATTGCGTCCCGTTGTCTGGTCGTGATCGGATAGTCATTCTTGATCTTTTTCAGTTCTTCCAAAACCTCGAAGTTATTCATTGTTGCCCTCCGCTTCTACAAACTTCTTAAACCGCTCAAACTCTTTTGCATATTCTTCATCACCGTAGCTTGTTGACCACCATTCTTCCAAAGCAACAAGATGTCCAATCTGTTTTGGGGAAAGCATTTCGAGATGGTCTTTAACAATCCTTGCTCTTATGTTTCTGTCAGGATGTGCAGACCCATAAAAGATGCACTGACATTCAGATAATTCATACTCACATATAGGACAATATTCATGATGTACGTTTCCTGTTCTCATACGTTTCCCTCCGCTTATGTCGTGATATAAACCACAATGCACTTTACCCACGGGATCGACTTATATAACGCATCCCACTCCTCGTCCGTCAGATCATAGATATCTTTTCCCAGTGGATCACATCCGTACTTACACCCGACCATATCATTCAGCACATCCTCTTCATCATCATCCCTGAAATGAATATACTCTCTGCCATTGTAGTATTCCGTGACCTCGCATCTGCCCCATTTCCCCTGCCAATATCCACCATCATCTGCTACAACCTCGCTGTCTACCATCGGTACAACTGGCAAATCAGGGTTTTCTTCGATTAGCTTTATGATTTTAGGTTTCATGTTCTGCCCTCCCAATCAATAGCCTGACCGCACTTGCAATGATGATCCCCGTTTGTAGTAGGTTCTGGTGCGAGGAACGCTCCGCATGTCGGGCATTCCCAATCGTGATAGTCCCATCCCATGCCATATCTAGCAGTTTTTGATTTGACAGGCTTGACTGGAATCTGCTTTTTCATCGCCTCCACCGCAATCTCAACCGCCCACGGATCGACATCTATAGCCGTCTGGATGTGACGGATGGCGCACTCGATGCGGTCAATCTCTTGTGGTGTCATAATTCATGCCCCTTCCTAAATTGGCGGTTTATCCATTGCGGATTCTGCTCGAAAAACTGTTGCACACGTTTTGCGCTATCGGACAGTTCATACTTATCGCATATCCACATATCAACCCGTCCTTCGCTGACCGTTGCCATATTTCGGTATGTAAGATTGATCGCTTTTGCCGTGCATTTCTGCGTTCTGCCGTTGTGTCGGCATTCAACACATGGGCATGTTATGGAAACCATCACTTCACCTTCCTTCCGCATTCCGGGCAATAATTGAGCTTAAACCCTATGCCACGGTACCGGTAATCTGTCGTGCGCCCTGCCATGCGCTTATTCCCCTTCTTCCAGCATCGGACAACAAGAGCCACATTATACTCCTCGTATAGTTTCGGTTCGAAATTTGCATTGTTAATTTTCCGAATGCTCTTGTAAGTTTGAAGCTTCTCGCAGAATACACACGGTTTATCTGTCATTCGCTGGCCTCCGTCTCCTTCGCCCCCTCTATCCGCTCAATTACATCGTCAGCCGTCAGCCATCCTTCAACGCTGTCTTTTGTTCTGACTATGTTTCCCATAAGTTCCAACAGCCCTTTATTATGCCCATAACTTCCCCTGTGACATATTACATCCCATTGCCTTTCCTGATCCTGAGGCGGCACAATTATCTGATGCTGTTCGCATTCAACAATACACTTGCCGTATGGCGTTTCCTCGAACACCTCATCCTTGTCGATACGGTCATACGGAATATGATGCTCCTTGAGGTATATCTCCAATTTATCCAACTGTGTTAAGTCCGTCTTCATTTTCCCTCCCGATACGGCTCTGGCAATGGCATCCATGCGATGCACTCAATAGCCTCGTCAAATTCTTCCGAATCATACCGACCGTATTCTGCAAGCATGTCCTCTGTTGTGCTTGAGTACCAGTACCATTTTCCGTTCTTATAGCAAGCTGTCCCTGTGAAGTGTTTTCCAACAATGTACTGGTAATATGAAGCAGGATCAGTATTTTTCCACGTAACGATTACAGGTCTTATATCTTCCGGCAACCGCTCACTGCACGGAATCCACATAGGTCTACAATGATAGTCAATTCTCACTCCCTCATACCACAAATCCATGTGTTCGGGCATTGTATCACCATCTTCTAAATCAAATTCGGCTATCCATTTGCTCATCCCTGTTCCCCCTTATACGGTTCTGGTAGCGGCATCCATGCGATTATTGGCACATCCAGCTCAACGACTTTGAAGTCAGGCTCCTTCCGCCCCTCACTATCCAGCACAAAATAATCTGCCATTACCCACTTTCCGTCGCGCCATGTAATCACATCGGTACTCCTATATCCGGGTGGCACATATCGGGGGTCTACCGTCACGAAATAATCGCCTTCTTTAACCGGTAGCTGCTTCTTACACGGTATCCATGGTAGCTCTGGCTGTGCGGGTGGCAACTTCTCCAGTTCTTTCACTATGTTCGCAGGATGGCAGTAACCGCTTGCCACCCGGATCGCCGCCTGCCTGCTTATTTGGTCATCCTCGGTTCTATCTTCGTCATTTGTCCCGTTTTGACTAAGCTGGTTTTCTGAGCATGCGTCCTTATATCCCTTTTTGTATCCGGTTGTATACCCGAGCTCATAGTCTTTGTTGCTGAAATGTAATGGAGCGCTTGCTATGCACTTTAGCGAATTAATTGCCATGTCCATGGCCTCGTCCAGTTCTGCTATCTCGTCTGGTGTCCTGTTCTCATAGTCAACAGCGATATCTTCCAACACCTTCAGTGCTTTTCTCTTGTCACTGCATCACCTCCTCCCTCCCGCCGTGCCTCGGGCGGTTTTATTAAAATGCTTACTTTTTTTGTTCTGCGCCAGATGAATTCTTGTTGCGTAACGTATTGAGTTTTAGTTGCTGGCACGGATAAACAGGCGCTTGCCTGCTGTTATCTGTTATTGCCGATCTTGTTCCAGTCGACCTTTACTGTATAGCCCTCGATCACTCCGGCCTTTTCCATGTTTTTGATCTTTCTGTAGACTGATACCCGGCTCCGGCCTACGTCCGTCGCGATCTCCTTTATGGTCGCTCTGGCGTTTGTATACAGCTTGTCAAGAATATCCATGTCCACTTTGTCCAGATAGTACAGATTGTTGAAGTGCTGCATTCATTCGCCCTCCCTTCCGGATCCGCCGCGTCGGATCCTTTGCATATTGTTTGCGCGGAAGCACTCGGAGCAGCACCCTCTCTGCCGGTGAGACCATCCCCTCCGGCTGTGTGATGTATCTTGGATTACCTTCCAGGTAATTCACTTGATCATGTAGTTCCGCCCGATCAGCCGGACGAACTCCTCCCGCGTATGTGTCTTTTCATACGCCTGCTGCGCCTGCTGCTGCAGGATCCGCATATTGCGGATGTTGTTATGCACTGCTTCCGGTCCCTGGGTGTGATGCTTTATGCACAGCCAGCACTTCAGGCCTTCGGCTTCTGAGACTGATCTGTTTGGGCCTCCGAAAATGTGGTGCTCCTGGAGCCCGCGGGCCATGTATTTCTGGTCCAGCAGGTCACACAGATAGCAGTACCGGTCCTGCTGCAGTATGCTGCCTTTATGCCTTTTCTTCTTCGCCATAGGAATTCAGGTCTGTCCCTGCCAGATATCTGAGCATCTCTACCTCTGCGTCCTCCGGGATCGCCATAAACAGGCGCAGCTGCATCCTGTCATTCTGGACTATTATCTGCCGGGTTCGGATGTCCATGTATGGTCCGGTTATCCTCAGTTCGCCATCCCACGTGTCGATTACAGACTCATCGATCAGATCCACCAGCTGCGCCTGGACCATGAATGTCCTATTCTCCGTGGCAGCCTGGAAGATGTTGAGCAGCATGCCTTCGCGCATATATACCAGGCGCGTTGCCTCCGCGTATGGCATATCTCTTGTGTCTACCTTACCGATGAAGGCACCAGGGACTTCTGTCTGGTCGCCATCCTCCAGAGCCAGGAAATATTCTCCCGGGCACGGCATGCGTCCGACATATTTGATCACTGCAGCTTTCAGTTCCTTCGGCATGAGATCTTCCCTCATGGCCATGGACCAGCCTGCACCTGCTGCAAGGAAGTTGACTCCATCATTTCCGACATGGAGCCTGCTGTCCTTGTATGCTGTCTTTATCAGCTTCTCAAACTTGCTCGCCTTAATGAACATCAGATACTCCTCCCTCTGTATTCCTTGAGCTTCTTCAGTGCCTGGGAGCGGGAGGCCAGACTGTCCGCGAACGGCTTGTTCCAGTCTTCGACCACGTACCAGTGCAGTACGCCCCAGTCTACGTTCTCCTCCGGCCACCTGTACGTGATCTGCTGTTCTTCGACGACCAGCGAGCAGCCCGGAAGGTCCCGGCGCCACATCATCCGGCCGATGTCTTTATCCTCCTTCCAGAGGTACCAGCCGTTCTTCTCGTTGGCGTAGTTGTCGAGGAACTCCCCGCGTTCTTTGTCATTCTTGAATGTCATTTTGCTCCTTTCCTCCCAGCCCTCTCCGCTCGATCTCCGTCCGGATCCAGCTGGAATACTCATGTGATCCTGTGATCACATCAATGTTGTGCAGCTTTGAATATTCGTGAAACTTTATCCAAAGCTCCTTGTTATTCATCGGCGATCCATTCGCCTTCGTGAAGCCTTCTTCCGCCAATTTGCTGATCGTGTTGAAGGTCATCCGGATATAAGAGTCCGCCGTGTGGATCGTGATGTCTGCCGGTTTTGTCATCCGGTCCAGAGCGGTCACGATCGCTGTCAGTTCAGCTGCATGCTCAGTCGCATCAATAGCCGACATCCCGGTAATAGTGAACGGCACACTATTGATCGTGCACTGGAGCACATATCCGATCCCCCTGAGCTTTTTCCTGAAGGCCCTGGAGCTCTGTTCAACATAGCAATCTACTTTCATACCCATCCTTTACCAGCATGTAGTTCCGGAACTGATATCCCGTCCACGGATTGATGCCTTCTTCTACCTCTCCTTCCAGGTGATATCCTTTCGGGATCCGGATCGTTCTCCAGGTCTTGTAGTGCAGATAGTGCTTTACCTGCGGGACCGGCGTGATCAGATTCCTCGATGATGAATAATTTGACTCCTTCAGGCGCTGATCTGTGCGCGGGCCCTTGGTGATGTATGACGCGAGCTTCTTGTATCTGCCGTCTTCGTACATCCCCTCTGACTTGATCCATCCATGCTTCCAGGCATTGGCAATGATATCCAGCCCGCCTCTGATCGCGTTGATGATCATGTGCACGTGCCATGCTCCTCTGGATCCGACTTCTATGTTCCGGATCCATTTCACATCCGAGCCCCTTTTTCTGTACTCCCGTCTGACGATCCTCATGAATGCCCCGAAATCTCTTTTCGCTTGCTGCATGTCTTCCGGTCTGGCTGCCGGCCTGTAGGTCAGTGTGATGTAGTAGTCCCCCTTGGTGAAGTTCGCCAGGATCTTATGCCACGCTTTCCGCGTCTTCGTTCTCTGGTTCGCCTTCTCCATTTCCTCCGGAGTGGCCTTATCCTTTTTCTGCCTCTTCTGCCCCGGAGCTCCATACCTTGCTGTGTGGTACTCACTTACATCTATTAC